TCTGGTGGGGATGAAATCTCTATTTAGCTACAACCTAGACTCTAGGGACGAGCTGGAAGTTATCATCGACATCATGAAAGAGACGTACACTGACGACAATGATGGGTTGTCAGATATGTTGAGCGACCTCGGCATATCGTTAAATTAATGGAAGGACTTATAAGAAAAATCATTATCGGAAAAGACCCGAAGGATGGTATGGCATACTATGTTGGGATGCGTGCAGGAAAAGGAACAGTCTCCGCTATCATAGAAGACGAAAGGCATCTACACAAGTTTGGTTTTAAGAGATACCTCGTGTACATCGAAACCGAAGAAGAAACAATGCTGTGGAAGGTTATAGACAGCATGCCATGTATGATTGAATTCAATTTAAATTTCTAAGATGAGAACACTAGATTCTTTTATCGTAAAACTAGACAAGACACGCAAAGACACACTCAAGCTCAGCAACGGAACAGAACTCTACCTCGACTCTAAGTACAACGAGTTCCAACACCGTGTGACTGGCGGGGAGGTGGTGTCTACCCCAGCGCGTTACGATCTAGGTGTAGAGGTAGGCGATATGCTGTACTTCCATCACCACGTAGTCATCCAGCGTGGTCAGGGTTTGGGGTTGAACGAAAATGACGGGCTGTACATCGTACGCTACGATCATGAACAGACTCTAGCTAACCAAGCTATTGCTTACAAGTCTCAGAAGACTGGGGAGATCAAAACTCTTGGTGGGTGGTTGCTACTTGAGCCTATCGAAGAAAGCCAAGAGAACGAAGTCGTAAACGGCATTGAAGTTGTAAAGCTCAAGAAAGTACCTACGAAGAAAGCTCGGTTCATCGAGCATAACGAGCGTACCGAATGGCTTGATGTAAAGCCAGGTGACGTCGTGGTGTATAAGCAGGGTAGCGACTACGAGATTGAAATCGACGAGAAGCTGTACTTCAGGATTCGTCAAGACGAGTTGATGTATGTCGAGGAAGAAGCGTGAGTTTACTACAGCTGACGCCTCTGAGAGACTGATGGATAGCATGTCTGTAGCTATCGACAACATGATCGAAGAGATACGTAAGCCTGTAGACCCAGAAATAAATGGGAGTGCTCGTAAGGCAGAATTGCAGTCAATTAAACAAACTGCAGTAGATTGCAAAGAATTAATTATAGAACGGCAGAAGCTAGAGCAGATGCTAAAAGAATTGAAAGAAAATGGGCAAATCGAAGAAGAAAAAGACTACTCAGGAGGATTCGCAGAAAGGTTCTCCAAGTAACTGGTGGTGGCAGAACATGACCGCTACTAAGGAACAGCTTGAAGCATTTAAGTACTGGGAGGAATCATGGAACGACATACCTGAGGACTGATGCCTATTAAGGATCCAGAGGCACGTCGCCGCTACAACATGGAATATCATAAAAAGCACTATGAAAAACACAAAAGTGCTTACAAGGAGAAGGCCAAAGCGTTTAACAAACGTCAGCGAAAATGGAACAGGGAGTTTATCTCTAGAGTAAAGTCTATGCGTGGGTGCATTGATTGCGGAATAAACAATCCAATCGTTCTTGACTTCGATCATGTGACTGGTCAGAAGCTCGGAAACATATCCGATATGGTTAATAATGCTTGTGGGCTAGCAAAAATTAAAAAAGAGATTCGAAAGTGCGAAGTAAGATGCGCTAACTGCCATAGGCTAAGAACCCACAAAAGAAGAAGAAAATAAAAAAACTATATATGTGTCCACTTTTTGGCGAGTATCTCCTCAACAAATTTCCAGACGTACCGAGCCAAGCTTATACCTTGGATATTCGTAGTGGTTGTTGAAAACGTGGGTTCAAATCCCACCGTCTGGACTATATGGACGGGTAGCATAACAGCATAATGCACCAATCTTCTAAATTGGCATATGTGGGTTGGAGTCCCACCCCGTCTACAAATTAACTATCATGGCTAAAACACAAACATCTACCTATCAGGCAAAGCGCGTACGCCGTAAAGGTGTACACGCAAAGACTCAGCAGTCTAAGAACAAGAACTCTAAGAATTACAAGAAGCCTTACGCTTCACAAGGACGATAACTATGGCAGAATACATTTGCGGGTGCATGGACCACGAAGAAAGCAAGAGTGGTGTCTCTATCAAGTTCGGGGATAACGGGGCGTACCACGACATCAAATGCCCGTGCGGGAAGTACATGGAGCTTAAGAATCCTAAGACGGGTGTACCGAGCTTAGGGCGTATGGACAAACTCGGAAGAAGCTACTGATGTCCGTTCTTATCGACATAGATGGATATGAAGATAAGGGGGTCAAGATCGACCCTAACGGTACAGTGGGTGAGAGTATTGAACTCCATGGGCTTCTTGTTGTCCTCCCGAAAAAACCCAAAAAGTCCGACATACTCTTCCATGACAAACCAGTTTCTATGCAACTGTGGCAACGGCTTCCGATGCCTGAAGAGTTGCAGAAGATACGAAGTATGGATGAGTGGTACGAGAAGCCAACGGAGTTCCGAAAGAAGTTTTCTGGCTATATCGAAAGGGAGTTTGAACGGAGGCGTGACGGCGTTTGGTTTTACAATAATGGCGTCGCTACGTACATTACAGGGAGGCACTACATGTTTCTCCAGTGGTCGAAGATTGATATCGGATTTCCTTCGTATCTTGCCTTCCAGCGTGAGATCTTTCTCCACATGGCTGCGTGCGAAGCTGATCCCCGTTGTATCGGTCAGCTATATACTAAGTGTCGCCGTTCTGGTTATACTAATATATGCAGCTCTGTTCTTGTGGACGAAGCTACGCAAGTTAAAGACAAGCTTCTAGGGATACAGTCTAAGACGGGTAAGGACTCCCAGGAGAATATATTCATGAAGAAGGTGGTTCCGATTTTCAAGTCGTACCCTTTCTTCTTTAAACCCATTCAAGATGGAACGACCAATCCGCGCATGGAGCTGGCTTTTCGCGAGCCGTCTAAGAGAATCACGAAGAACAATAAGACTGCGACGAAGGGCGACGCTCTTAATACGATCATAAATTGGAAGAACACAACAAACAACGCCTATGACGGGGAAAAGCTACACATGTTATATCTTGATGAATGCTTTGCTCCTGGCACCAAAATTTTGACTCCAAACGGTTTTTTGGAAATAGAACATGTAAATGTTGGTGACGAGGTTGTTGTAGATGGTGGAAAGAAAATAAAGGTTGCAAAAACTTTTTCTGGTGAAGACCAGATGTATCTTGTAAAACAGCCTTATGGAAAGGATTACATTGTAAACAGCAAACACAGGCTTGTATTGAACAATTACTTCGATGGCGAGGTAACTGTAACGCCTTTACAGTATCTAGAAAAGAGTGAGAACTGGAGAAGGCATACGACTAGAGTTTTGGCAACTGCCATGTCTAATCAAGAAAAAATTCTTGATGTCCCCCCTTATATTCTTGGGGCCTGGCTTGGTGATGGATTTTCTGAGGGTAGCAGCTTTATTGTGTGTGATAACGATCAAGAGCTGATATCAGAAATTGAATCATACTCCAGATCTCTTGGTACTAACCCTTCTGTTCACTTGGTAAAAAACAGTCATAAGGCTTACAGGCTTTACATCCCAGGTATGAAATCTAAGCTTTCAAAACTAAATTTAGTCAAGAATAAGCATATCCCGTCATCTTATATGAACGCCTCTCTGACTCAAAGACTTGAGCTTTTGGCTGGAATAATCGATACCGATGGGCATTTGAGCGCGAAGAATACATATTCCATCGCCATGTCTCGTAAGGAATTAGTTTTTCAAATATACCACCTTGCCAAGTCTTGTGGTCTTGATGTGTCTGAAGTAAAGGAGAAAACTACAAATTTTGAAACCAAAGCTTATTTGGTTAGAATTACTGGTGATGAATCTATCCCATGTAGATTGGCTAGAAAGAAATCCGAATCTAGACTAAACTATAAGAGCAGAAGGGGTAAGATGGATATAATACCTATTGATGTTGGCCGTTATGTTGGCATTCAGCTTGAAACAGAATCTGATTCAGAAAGAAGGTTAATCTTAGAGGATTATACTGTGAGTATGAATTGCGGAAAGTGGGAGAAGCCAGTTGATATTCGTGAGGCATGGAGAATAGAACGTACATGCTTAATTGTTGGTAGGAAGATTATCGGTAAGGCGCTTCTTGGTAGCACTGTAAACCCCATGAACAAAGGCGGGGAGGAGTACAAAGCCCTGTGGGAGGATAGCGATCCTAACGAACGTAACGCTAACGGAAGGACAAAAAGCGGACTATATAGGATTTTCATTCCAGCATTTCACGCTTTGGAAGGATTCTTCGACAAGTACGGTAACGCCGTTGACGAAGACCCAGAGAAACCTGTTATGGGTGTGGACGGTGAGCTTATCGAAATCGGATCTAAGACTTACCTAAGGAATGAAAGAGACAGCCTCAAGCATGACGCTTCTGAGCTGAACGAAGTGGTGCGTCAGTTTCCGTTTACCGAAGAAGAGGCATTCAGAGATAGCATCGATGGTAGCCTGTTCAACATCGGAAAGATCTACCAGCAGATAGATTATAACAACAATCTGTTCCCCAATCCCGTTGTTCGTGGCAACTTTATGTGGAAGGAGAAAGATAAAGAAGTTATCTTCTCCCCAGATGCTAACGGCAGGTTCCGTATGGCGTGGCAGCCGTCACCAGAATCTAGGAACAAGCACATCGAAGAGTACGGGAAGAGGAAGCCTGGGAATGCACATATGGGTGTTGGAGGTGTTGACTCCTACGACCTCGACGCTACAGTGGATGGCAGGGGCTCTAAGGGCGCTATGCACCTCTACAATAAGTTTAACATGGAGGGTGTAAGTAACTGTTTTGTAATAGAATACGCCTCTCGTCCTGACCTTGCAAGCATCTTCTACGAGGATGTTTTGATGTGTGCTTTCTACTACGGGTACCCACTCCTCGTGGAGAACAACAAGTACGGTATCGTAAGGTACTTTGAGTCAAGAGGTTACGACGGTTACTTAATGGATAGACCAGACCACCTGTCTTCTGGTAGCTCTAAGGTTAACGTGAAGACCAAAGGTATCCCTTCGAACTCGCAAGACGTCATCCAGTCTCACGCCCAAGCTATCGAGGCGTACATCCACAATCACGTTGGTGAGGACGCTCAGACTGGAGAGATGGGGCAGATGTATTTCAATCGCACACTGGAGGATTGGATCGGGTATAAGATCACAGACCGTACTAAGTTTGACCTTACAATTAGTTCTGGGTTGGCACTCTTAGCTGCACAAAAAGTAAAGAAAGAAAAGCCTCAAGCGGACTTCACTGAGAAGCAGTTCTTTAGACGAAACAAGTTGAAAGAGTGGCACCGCTAAGTTTAGTATATTTGCGCTAATGTATGGGAATAATAACAAGAAGAGTAAAAGCGGTTTCCCTGATCCTTTAGCGCCTCAATCTGAGAAAGAGACTAAAGATTACGGGCTGAAGTACGCTAAGGCCATTCAAAATCAATGGTCTGCGGGGACGCAAGGTAGCTCCCTGATGAAGCGTCGCAGAGACACTTTTATCAAGAACCGAGCGTATGCTCAGGGTAATCAGGATACGAGCATCTACCGACAGTTGCTTACGAGTCTTGACCCTAACAATGGAGACGGAAGTTTCTTGAACCTGGACTTTACTCCAGTTCCTATCCTTCCGAAGTTTGTTCGCATCGTCGTGAACAAGATTCTTTCTAGAGAGCCCTACCCAAACCTAGAGGCTGTCGATCCACTCTCTTCTTCTGAAAAAGACAGAGAGAGACAAAAGACTGAAGCTCTCATCAAAGCAAAGCAGCAGCTTCTAGCCATCAAAGAAAAGACTGGGGTTGACGTGGCAGATGTAGAGAAGCTTCCAGACACGCTTGAAGAAGCGGAGATCTTTATGGGGAATAACATCAAGTCTTCTTCTGAGATCGCTGCACAGATCGCTACCAACCTTACGCTTAAGTGGAACGACTTTAACGACTCTGTATACCGCAGATGTGTGAACGACATCGTTACGCTCGGTATGGGGGTGGTGAAAAGAGAGAACGATCCTAACTACGGTATCGTCACGAACTATGTTGACCCTATCGACTTCATCCACTCGGATGTAAAAGACCCAGGGTTTAGTGATATGGTTTATGCAGGCCATGTGCGTCGTATGCCTATCCATGAGCTTAGACGTCTGGCTGGCGATCAATTCACAGAAGAAGACATGCAAGAGATTGCACGTCAGGCTCAGAAGAA